ACTATTTTTTATTACCAGGGCTTTTCGCCAGTCATATATGGCTTTGAGAACCATAACTTAAACCATTCAGGAGTGCCTGGTTCAATGTTATGTTTTGCTTGATATTCTGCTTTTTCTTGTGCAGTGTGTGTAAGGTTACTGGCTTCTGTTTTAACTGAGCCTTCACCTGTGTATTCTTGTAGTTTACCTTGGTTTAGACCTGTTAAACCTGCTAGGCGTTTAATATCATCTATCTCATCCATTCCACTTTTTCCTTTTAGTTGATGGTACTGGGCTTGATTTATTTGTATCACCTGGCTCGCAACTTGCGTCATTTACTACTGTGGTTATGTTAGTGCCTACTTGTTTGCAGGCTTTTTTAACCATGTCTTGTTCTTGTTTTGTGTATGGTTGTGATAAGTTACTGCGTCCTACCCAACTTTCTGTATCCAGTTCAGGAATGTTAACACCATCTGATCCAGCAGTGGCCATCATAACACGATTGAGATCGTAGAATCTATCATTTGATGTAGCAAATTTGTTAGATCTATTTAGAGTGCTCTTTTGATCTGACGGTAGTTTACCTACACGTTTTTCTGTAATAAAATCTTTTGCTCTCATTCTTCTTCTAATATCTCAATGACTAGTTCGCCATTGCCTTTAATTAATCTATGATACTGTTCTGCTTTTATAAAATAAGTTTTACCTTCAACTAGATCTTGTGGAAGTTCATTGTCTAATTGTAGTTGCCATCCTTGGCTTTCTTTTACTAGTACTTGGCGATCGTTAGCATCGCGGTGCCATACTAAATCTGTTTCTTCTACTGTACCTTCAAAACGTCTGTATATAGTGTTGTCTATACGAGTTTCAAAGTAGGGTTTATTACCACCACTGACCACCTTTAACTCCTAGACTTTTATATCTTGGTGTACGGCATGCCCAATAACCTGCTTTGGTTTTGTCATTCTTTTGTTTACATTTATGTCGGGCTACAAATGATTTTACTCTACCTGGTTTGCTGGCCTTAACTGACAAGCCAGTTGTGTCGCCCCAACTAACTTTTTTAACTTTACCTGTTTTAGGATTCTTTACATAAACATAAAACTTTTTAGGACCACCGCGTTTAGGTTTGTTGAGTTCTACTTTTTTGCCTTGATATTCTGCTTCAGACAATTCATCATCAGCAAATGGTTGATCTAATGGTACTTTGTATCCATTTTTAAGAGTAACTACTTGACCAATGTCTGTTTCTAACAATTCTTGATCTTCCCAGTCTGGTGTATAGTTACCTTCTTTAACCTGCTGTCTAGCATAGTTAAAAAATTCAAAATACTTGTCACTTCCTGGACGGAATATGTTTTCTCTAATAGGTATATTGTTATCTATGTGATATTGAAATGCTTCACTCATCTTTGCTTTTTTTAATTTAGCAATAGCGTCAGTGTGCATTTTATCAACAACATCTTGTGCGGCAATCTGTGCATCTTCAATGTCGTTTTCTTGATCTAAACGATCAACTTCACGTTGTAAATCCATAAGCATTGATGCTAACGGATCACCTTTAGCCAATGCTTGATATTTCTGTTTGGCTTTTTGTAATTGTATTCTTGTTTTAGTATCAAGTTTACCCATTGTGTCTTGTTTATCTTCATTGATAGGTAAACCACTTAAACGTTTAATTTCGTCAAGTTCTCTTTTTAGTAAATCATGTGTGCCTTGTTTAGTTTTTGCTAAGGCTAGTAAATCATCTTTATCTAGTGGACCAATACCGTCAACTGCTTTACGTGTTGGCATACCTAAATCAACCCATAACTTAAATTCTTCATCTGTTGGTGTTGAGTATGGCGACCAATCCATTGATACTTCTTTACCATCTTTAGTAGCACTATGGAATATTTTTCTATTGTCTTCGTATTCTTCTACGTCTTGATTGTATTTCCAACCTTTGTAGTCTGCTGGATCGTTTAGTCCTTCTTCTACTGATTCATTTGTATTTTTATACCACCATTTGATAGCATCGTAGTATGCTTTCCAGTTACCACCTTTTGCCATTAGGTCACGACGACCTAGTTCACTGGTGTGATATAAGTATGCTTCGTCTTCAAATTCACTTCCGTCTGGATCTAAGCCTGGTTTGATTTTACCAGCAATTACTTTTGTCATGTAGTCACGTGTGGCCGCTGGCTTCTCGTCTTCAGATAAAGAAACACCAACATCAGAGTTGGTGCTTGTTTCTTTTTCGTTTAAGTAGTCTTTAAGCGTTTTCATCTTTTTTAACTTCTGCAATCATGTCTTGATAAGCCGTCCAAAGACCTTCTTCTAAGTTTTCTTCTTCATCTTCTGCTAAAGGATTAGCCGCTTTGTTTGCAGTTGCAGGATCTTGCTTTTTAGACTTATGATAATCAGTGCCACTTGGGACTGCGGCACTTACTGGTGCCACTTGTTCTTCTGGAGTATTATCATATTGCACTTCACGTTCTTCTTCAATTGCTTCTTCTTGTTGTACTGCTACTGCTTGTACTCCAGCCAATTTCATCATAAGTTTTAGTGCATCTTCTTCGCCACTAGCGTTAATGCTAACATTAATGTCTTCGTTCATGCTTTCTTCTACCTTATAAGTTTTACCGTCTACTTCAAATTCTTTTTTACCGTCTTTCTTAGCCTGTGCTAGAGCACCTGAAAATTCGTTGCCTTCTTCTACATCATCTTCAGACATTTTTTTATATTTGCCACCACATGCTTCTGCTACTTGTTCTTCATTTAAGCCAACTGCTGATAAGAATCTTGCTTTATCAAATCTTGGATTTTGTTTAGCAAACATATCTGCATGATGATTTGCTAGTTCTACTTTCTTATCTTCGTCTTCAATATTTTTAAGTAAGTCTGCTACCATTTGGAAATCTTTACGTGTAGGACCTTCTTCTAATTGTTCTTCGTCCATTGGTATGTCAACATCTCTTGATTCCCATTCGTCATCGCATTCTTCTTGACATGCTTTAAGTGCTTCTTCATGTTCTGAGCCACCTGGAGCAACCATTTCTGAGCACCATTCATCTGTTAGTTTGTTGTTACCATCACCATTGCATGTTGCTTTCAATGATGTAGGATCTACTACTGGACGACCATCAACTACGTTAACATGACATTGTACATGTCCATATCCTGGTTCACCGTCGTCACCAGTAAATTCATATTCAATTTCTTTGTCATATGATTCTGGATCAAATCCTTCATCACAGTCTTCTTTGTCTTTTTTATGTGTTACATCATCAACAAAGTCATGTGATTTGTTGCCACCAACTTTCTCTGCTAGACCTGCTAGACGACTAATTTCATTGAGTTCATCTTCAATGTCAACTGTTTCTTCTGTTTCTTGTTCTGCTAGTTCTTTCTGATAGTGATCCCAGGCTTCTTCTTTAGTGTATATTGGATGGTTACGAAGTTCCTTGTTTTCCTCTAATGTATTTTCAGACGTGTTCTCGTCAAGTTCATCTTTGTCGTCTTCCGGGCCTGCACCATACTTACCGCTTGGTGCTGAGTGTTTGATACCTTTTTCAGTCTTTGTGACTGTACCGCCATCCGCAGTTTTATAAGTATCGCCCGGCTCCGCAAGTTGGTCAAAAGTTTTCTTATCACTAAATTGTCTTTCGTCTAACTGTTGGTTTTCATCAGTAACAAAATCTTCATATTTTTTAGCAAGAGATTTAACTGCTTCAATGATACTGCCACGTGGCTCTACATTTTCATATACAGTTTCTTCTTGCGTTTCTTTTTGTTTTGGCTCAGTAGTTAAACTGTTTAATTTAGCCATAATATCATAAATGTTGTTACTCATTGCGAGGATCCTTATTTTGCTTTTGGAATAGCGTTTTGTTTACTACCTACTGGACTGTCTGTTCCTTCAGGTACGTCATTTAATGTTTTACCAGCATTGCCTTCTGGAGTGTCGTCTTTTCCTTCTGCTTCAACTTTAGGAGTTGAAAGTTCTTTTAATAAAGGAGTACGCTCTGCATAGGCTTTACTAGCGTCTTGTTGTTCTTTAGTAGATGCATCATATTCTTTGTCTAGTACTGCTTCACCTTGTTTGTATTCTTTAAGTTCGCCTTCACCGTTTCTCCAAAGTTCTTCTGGATGATTTTGTGGAGTAACTACTATGTTACTTTGTGGAATGTCTGTTCTTTCAGCAATAAGTGCTCTAAGTTGATCAGCCATTACAGGATATTTTAACACAGCCTCTAGTACCCACACTTCAGGTGATTTCATACTTGGAAAATCAATGTGACTTTCTGTAATTGGTAATGATTTAGGTTTTGTAATACTGTCTAAATGATAACCTTCAAGACATGCTTCTAGGCAATCCATACATTCATTTGGATCACTGTTGGCAATCTTAATTTTCCATTCGTAAGTTTTTTGACTTTCTTGTAAATATTCTATAAATGTTTTCATATTTTTGTTCCTTATTGTTATTTATGCTAAAACTAGGTTTTTTACTTGTCTTTATTACCTAGAATCTGCTTCAATAACTCATTACGATCAAGTATTACTCCTTGGCCATCTTCAGCATCAATTAGTTTTTCACCATCAGACTGTTTTGTTTGATGATCTAGTCTTGCTTTTTTAAGTTGTAGATCAACCATTTGTAATTTCTTTTTAAGTTTTGCTTCTTTTGCTGTGATAGCATGTCCTAGCAAGGTTCCTGCTGTTGCTAAGATATGTCCACTATAACGTGCTTCTACATTCATACCTAGATCAATCAGATCCTGAAACTTTTCTTTTGCTAACGCACTTAATTCATCAAGTTCTTGGTCACTTGAATCTAAATCTCTAACACCTGGTAAGGCGGCATCAATCTTATCAATGGCGGCATCAACTTCTTGAATTAATACACGATTTTCTTCTATAGATGTAGTTGCCTTAGCAGTACTTTCGGTGTCATTGTTTTCCGTATTTTCCTCTGCATCAGGCAAATTAAATAATTCTTCTAGTTTTTTTGTCATAGTAAATTATTTACCGCTTATATCTTACCGCTTAGTATTTTTAAAGATATCAAATTCAGTGACTACTCTGAATGTAATTCCATTTGCTTTACACCAGGCATCAGCCGCGGCCCATTTAGCAAAATTAATAGCAACAGCATACTTGTCTTTAACTGATCGTGCTGTTTCCATTGTGACCTGTGTGCTTGGTTTAATTTCAATCAGTTCTGTATGCTTTCTTTCATTTTTGTCTTGATACATTATTAGGAAGTCTGGTACATATACTGTTTGTTTACCAGTTACTGGATTCTTATAAGGTATTTTTAGTCCTTCACTTGACCATTGTATAACACTTGGATTGTTATCACAGAAATTACAGAAAGCAAACTCCCAACTTGAACGATATGTAGGTAGTCGTTTACCTACAAACTTGTCTAGATTTTTTACTTGATATTTTCCTTGTGCGTATTTGGCCATAACATTAAGGAAGTATTGAACGGATTATGTATTGACTCTGCTGTGGATTGTTTGAAATACCTAATAGACTTGTGCCTACTCTATTAAGATTTAAAATAAAAGTTAAGTAAGCGTTGAGTTCTTGTCCTTGCAACTGTTGGAACTCTTGTACCAACGTCATTGGATCTATTCCTTGTGCATCTGCTGTCCGTAATATTGCGGCCGCAAGTACTTTAGCAGTATCTTTATTTTTAGTATAATTTTCAAAAAAGCCTACTACAGCATCATTGGTAAACTGAGAGGCACTTATTGGGTCTCTAAAATAGTTATTAAAGAACGAGGAGGTTTCATCTATTTGTTCTTGAGGTAAATTTCCTGTTGTAGTAACGTCTGCCATATTATTCTCTATCTAAACAAATTCGTTAAACTTGATAAACTTGATCCCATGTTTGGAATACCATTTTGATTTGATTGTCCTCCACCTTGTCTAGGTATTGCTCTTGATTGTGATGCGTTCACAGAACTAGCAGTTGGAACAAAGAATTGACTAGTAGGATTTGATCCTCTAAGTATGTTTTGACCAACTTGAAGTGCTTCACCTGTTACTACTTCTTTGAGATCAGCGCCTTTCCAAGTTTGAGCACCTCTTAGTGCTGTAAAGGCCGCACCTAGATAATTGCCTTGGTTAAGATTAGTCAGTGTGCCACCAATTGTATCAACTAAGCCACCTGGACCTAAAATACTTCTTGTTCCGCCACCTAACGAACTTAAAGGACTTGGTGTGTTATCATAGTGCATAACATTAAAGCCTTGGACTGTGCCGTTACTTACAGTGCCGTACGCATATTGAACTGCTTCATAGGCTATGGTCATTTCATGTTGCATTACATCATTGGATCCCTGTTGATGCTGACCATGAGCAAAATCAGTGATGATAGGATTAATCAAGTTATACGCACTAAATTGTTTCTGATGTAAACTATAAATTCTAATTGCTGTCAGATAAGGACTATCAGCCTTAGGAGAAAAACCCCATCCCTTTTGTTGTCTTAGACTATATTTGTGTTGCATTCTATACATTTCTTCTGAATAGTCTGCATCTCTATAGTAGTATGAATAGTAGTCATACCAAAAGTTTCTAACAACATCTGCTGAATCGTCGTGTAAGGTAAATCTTACAGGATCATAGTTAATTTTATCTTGTGCTATGTTTTTTCTATTGTAGGCATTATATGTTTTTTGTGTAATACTGAATTTAGGTAAGTCTGCTGTTTTAGCCATCATACCTATTTCAATTTGCTCATTCTGTGTTACTGAAGCCACGCTAGGATTTAGATCAAAGTACACATGAAATAAATGTGTATACTTTGGACTTAATCTATATAAACTGTCAACAAAGGTACGTTGGCCATGGCGATAGTCACGTAGGTTAGGACCTGTTAATGCTTGTTGAAAAAAGTTAGAAAATAAGCCTGCCATATAATTAAATATCCGTTTTAAGTATTTATCCATAAAAAAAGCCTGGGGTTTAAGCCAGGCTTTTTTAAATTACTGTTGTTAATTAGCCAGTGATAGCACCTACACCTGCTACTGATCTAACTAACGCTTCACCTACTGATGTACCTAAACCAGTACCAATTGGTGTTTGTACAGCGTTGTCGTATCTAATTTGTGCTGTGATTGTTACAGGATCATTAGTACTATAATCAACGTTATTGTAGTTAATGTCTTGTAAGTAGCAACCGTACATTTCCCAAGTTTCTAATACTGTTGCTTCGTTAGCACCGTTACCACCATCTAAGATTTCGCAACGTGTAATGAATTTATAATCAATACCTGCCGCCGCACCACTTTGCTCCATGAAGTCAAACTGTTTCTGAACTTGCTCACCAACAAGTTTAGCAACTTGACCACCTGCGTCATCACGGAACTGGATTGTTGATGCTTGCCATTCTGGACGACCTGCTAGGTAAACACGACTGTTGTAAATAGGTATTTCAATTTGGTTAAAAGCAACCTGTGGACGAGTAAAGTCCATAACTTGCTTGGTCATTTCCGTTGTTGGTTGACTAATACCAAAGTTTTCTAAAGTAACACGAAAGCGAAACTTTAATTTTGGCATTAACAAACCTTGTGAACTAGCACTTTGGTTTGTACTTAACGGTACCGTAAATTTGTTTAATGATGAAACAGCCATTTTATTAATCCTTTATACTTTATAGTATTTACCTATTTTTGGTACGCCATTGGGAGAATTTCTTCTCCCAATTATATACGTACTTTATTAATTACCTGCCGCTATATCACCTGGGTTTTTCAAACGTACTGGAATATAAACAAACTCAATTGCTCTTGTTGGTTCAATAGCAATATCTACATAAAGTTCGTTTCTAGCAATACGATCTGAAGTGTTGTTTGTTTCATCACAAACAACTAGATAGTCAGTGATACCACGTTTAGCAAGAATGTCATTTAATACTTGTTCAAATGCTTGTTTTACTTGGTTACGAGTAATTGTATCATTTGGTTCAAATATAAATGGTCTTGCAACTTTATCAAGTACCAATCTCAAGTAAGCAACTAAACGTGCCACGTTAACACGATCCATTGCTGATGTTTGGCTTGCTCTAGTCTTTTGACCATAAGCAACAATACCTGAGCCTGGTAAAACTGTAATTGGGTTAACCTTGTTCTCATACAAGATATCACGTAATGAGTTAGTTACACCAATACTCTTAAATGTTGAAGCGTCATTTTCATCAACCCAACC